TTTCGTACCACCCAGCTACATTTCCATTTGTAGACGGACGAGTCCTTCACATTTACAGTGTCTGTGCAGATCGTCATAGAGCCGGACACACGATGAATTTTATAGGAGGTTAGGGGCCGTCAATGAAACCGACCCCTGGTTTTTCTGTGGGAGGTGATAGTTGTCATGTAGTGGCTTTTAACCGCTGGCACCGTTGAGGTGCACGCCATGACACTATGTTGCGGCCCATGCTAGGAGAACACGGACCGCTTTTTTTATGGGAGGGGATATTAGCCGAAGAACGCGTTTAAGCGCCAGGAATCCGGGAAAATGTTAACCTGCTTCGGCACGGTGGATGAATGTACCCCCCAGACAGGTTTAAACTGCCACCGGTTCAATATCCGTTCATGACCAGATATCGAACACCACCCTTTGCAGGGCTGCTCTATGTTTAGAGCTATGGGGGGATTGTGATAATTGTTAGCTGCGGGGTGTCATTGAAACACCGGCGGGGTAGTGATATGGGTTGGGAGTGGATAGGATTCGCCCGCCATCCGCAGCATGTTGGAAGTGTAGGCAGGGTACGTGGCTGACGAACCCCGCCTGTTTGTTTAGTGTCATGAATGTTGTTTTACAAGATCACAAAGCGCAGACAAATTATGATCACATGTATCTTCGGCTTCGTTTCTTGCTACTGGGTGCCATTCGGTGTTTTCCATTAATCGTTGAAGTGCGACCGTAGTCACATGTGCTTTATTATGATATTCTATTGTCTCAGCCATTCTATCAATAAACTCTGCGAGTTCTATAGGTATTCTGTGGTGTATTACTGTTGTTTTGTCTGTCATACTTCACCTACTACTACATTCTTTTATTAGTATATATAGTTATGCATTGTTTGTTTTTGTTATTAGTTTACACCTTGGTCAACCGGCGGTACATGGCAGCGATACCATTCGATGAGGTGTTCTGTGGCTTCTTGTAGTGTCATATTATTCACCTAAATAATACATTACCATACCACATTCATCACAATAAACGATTTCGTCTTCATCAGAATACTCTTCATTGCCACAGTTTTCACATTGAAATAACATAATTTTACCGCCTCTTTGACGTTAAACATTCCTCGTGTCCAAACAAACCATGACAGTTATCGAATGTCTTAGTACCGAGGTATGAATTTCGTGATTCGGATTGATAAAAAACATCAGATACGATATTGCCACACACGTCACATGGTCCATATTTTATTGATGATGCGTCCATTCTGGTTAATTTATAATGATATTCAGTCATGATTTCACCACATTCGACTTACTTCTCGGCACATCCGGAGCACTACCAGCCCCAAACAAATATGTATTTATCCTTGTGATATCTGCTCGGAGTGCTGCCAGGTCTTCCGGTGTGTAGTGCTGACCTTCCAGCGATGTGAGTCTTGTTCCGTGGTCTTGTAGATCGGCTTTTACGCACATGTTAGTCACATCCCGTTACTCCAGTACAATATCCATGATATTCACCATGATTATATAATGTGAAGTTATCACAGTTCTTGCATGCACCATCAAACCGCCTAATATTTCTATTTGCTTTGCCAAGTTTGATTATATCAGTTGCACCAGATATGTACTTAAGCATACGCCCACAAGGAAATTTAATACAGTTTTCTTCAGTCATATTATTCACCAAGTCCTTTATCAATCCTATTCATCAGCGTTGCAAGCGACTTATATCCCTTGTGCCCTCTACTAAGCGTCTTAGGCGTGCAGAGGCCAAGGTCCAGTAGGTCGATGTTTGAGCGGATCATATATCTGTTTTTATGTTCTTCGAATACGATGCCCTTATATTCAATTGATCCGTCTTCATGACGTGTTAGATAATGTTTCATTTTGATCACCACTCAATTTCACAATCCCAGGCCAACTCAGCAGATCGCTCCATTCGATCTACATAATCATCTGCTGCATTGCTGGCATCAATCTCTCGCTGTTCTTCTGCGGTTTTCAATGATTTTTTAGATCCTTCAACACATCTTGGATTTTGTCCTCTTGTCATTTTGATTCACCTGGGTATTGTCCCAATAACATATACGACTCATAAGTATATATAGTTATGCATTGTTATGCAATGTTATATTAATACCAATATAGCAATATGACTATAGAAAAATTAGAAGGACTGTGCCTAAAAATGGTGGGTTGGTGAATCGGGAGTATGTGGCACAGCCAAGTAGTAAGATTGGTAGGATTGTATTTAAGTTTTGTTCTTTTTCTTTTTCTTGAAAACCATATCGCTAATGATATGCGCTTCGATGGCTACAAACAACCCAGCGCATATTATCAGTATCCTCACATCATAATAATCAATCTCTGCGTCGACTGCTAACACCACCAAAAATATTAAAAACGCCGAGTATCCAATAAGTGAAACAGGGCCCCAGATTAAATGATGGCTTGTCTTACGATGTTTAAACAGATCTTTATATGGCTTCCATACTATTCTAAGTAATTTCCAACGTTTGTAAATTCTACTATCGACGTCCAAATCTGGCGATAAATAGAACGTAGAAAACACATATGCAAGCGTAAAGATAAAAATATTCAAACATGCCAGTTCAAGATAGATGAGTCCGGGGACAATTCCAAATAGAAGTAAGAGGTTGATCTTCTCGTGTGTCGAATGGCTGGGCGTGGTTGCGTCCTCCTGAAAAATATAATACTTATTCTATTGTTATATATGCCGTTTGAATCGGCGGTTAATTCTGGCTCAGTTTCGTGAAATAATTCATAAAAATAGCTCCGATTACTATTTTCCTTTTATTGAATCGCATCAAGATAATCCTGTAAATCTCTTCCACGCTTTACTACGAAATCATCACCAAGATATCCACTAAGCTTTTTGTAGTACGATGATGCACACACAAACATAACATTTGAATAAATGCTCTGCGCCTTGAATTTCTTTTTTTTAAGCTCGTCTTCTGTGTGACTGCCATCACGTTCGAATTCCATGGCATAAGTTTTATCTGCATATTTGAACGTGATATCTTCTATCTTATGGTGATTGACTTGGACGTCTTCTGCATCATTTAGCATTAACTGCCCCGCGATTTGGACTACAGTAGAAAAGTGATCCTGTGTCTGGTTAGTAGGTACATCTTTTTCACGTATCCAGGCCGTAACCATACCTGCGCTGGTTGTGCTTGCTACGCGAGTTCTGGTCCATCCTTGTACTAATGTAGAATTTGGAGCCCACTGATCTAAGCAAAATCCTTCCTGCATGACCAAATTGATAAGCCTTTCGTCCAATTCAACTAATTCAGATTCAAGAGCAGTCGCCTTTTTTTCATTTTTCAAATATGCGCCTTTAATCACATCATGCTCAAGTTTTGTGGGCTTGAATATCATGGGATATTTTGATTTACCTACCATTAACAACCCTTCCCCAACAGTAGAATTAACTATATTCTCTTTATCTGTTGAATCAAGACCCAAATATTCAGAGACATGTTTGATATTTGTAGGATCCATATTATTACCTAAGATAATTTTCAAAAATGTATTAGTCTGGAATTCAACATCTACATTGGTTTTCTTGAATACTGCTGCATCTTGGTTGAATAGCCACAACCCTACACTTTGGCTGGCGCCCTGGGTAAGAGCTGTAACTAAGAAATTAGACATGCGTGGGTTCTGAAGAAATACCCTCGCCTCGTCTATTGCAAGGATTGTGCCTTTCTTAGTATCTGTGCTGAACCGTTGCCCCATCATTCCAGCAATAAGAATCCTCATGGGATCTTCTATATCTGCTGCAGTCCCCGACATGTCAATCACAATGAAATCTTTCGATAGGTCAATGTTCTTATCAGTCTGATGGTTAAGATACTCTAAGACACCACCTTCACCAAGTGAAAAGGTTTTCCTTAAAACCGCTTTGATTGTTTTCTTATCGTCGCTATCTGTAGTGTTCTTAAGTTCATCTTCCCAGATTGCGAATAGATCGGTTAATACTGGCCATTTAGCCTCGTGCCAGGTTGATGGAATGTTCCGGTATATCCCTGCGTTTTCATAGCATTTATTCAGGCTGTAATCTATGAAATTTGCCATGTTCACTGACCCAGTATCCTTGAACCATTCCTCGAAAAACAAGTTTAATGTGCCCTTGTGTGTGTTGAATGCATGGGTGTATTTTACCGGGTCATCTTTCAATTGTGATTGGTCATATAAGATCTGCATCGGATTGATATTTCTACCACCTGGGCCAGTCTCTATCAGTTCTGCAGAATCCCCCAGATACTCCACTATGGCCCCGTGGTCGGTGTTTTTATCTGCCTTTGGAGTGCAGTATATAATCCGCTTGTTAAGCATTGACATAGCTCTCCACAGCAACATAAGCATAGTGAATGTCTTGCCGCTTTGAGTTGGACCGAATACAATGCAGTGAAGTGCTGCCAAGGCGTCAATGTCCACCACGATCTGCTTATTGGTCTTCTTATCGAATCCGAAGAACAATCCTTGCTTATCTGACTTACTGTTTGGATTTGTGACAGGGACAATCATAGAGGCATACGGTGCCAATACTTCGATCTGAGTATAATCTGGGCTGATGTTATATGGCTGTGCTGCAAGTAGTGTTTGTTTATGCCTGAAATCTGGGATCTCAACCTCTACACTTTCCTGACCCATGATGGACTTTATATCAGATTCAAGTGTGTTCAATCCTTCAACTGAATCACTTTTCATCGTGAGTATTAAGGCAGAATGGAACTGTCTTTCATTATCTTCTACGATAGCTTTGAAATTATCTTTATTGTGTTTACGCTCAATTTTTAGGTTCTCATCTATTAATTTTTCTACTTTATCAGAATCATTTTTATTTCGATTCATTGAATCCACTTGCTTAATTTCATTCCTGAAATTCGCAGTGTTCATCATTTTGACAGAATCACTACCCTGGATTGGAATTAACTTAGATGAGATTGATAACTGACTTCCATGTGTGGACATTTCCAGTAGTCTGGTCATCATACTTTCGCTTAGACCTTTAGGATATCCGTTTATTCGGTCTGTAGGAGGCACACCTACGATGATACAGCGCTTATAGGTATCACCATTCACTATGACATATTTACCGCTCTTGTGCTCTTCTATTGTGGCCGGTGCTATGTTACGTGCCGCAGCACCCCAGAACATCTCCTCTTCTTGTTTGGTGCGCTCTCTGGCCACTGCGGTATTATATTTTAGAAAGAATCTATCAATACATTTTAACATAACTGTTTCCTCAGATTATACACAACTTCATTACGATTCTCAATCTCCCTCGCAAATACCCCGGCACGCTCAAATGATTTCAATACACTGGGTATAAATGCCGCCCTTAACTGCTCCGATTCTGCAAGGTTTTTAGTAACAGGAATAGATACAATCAACGCAAATTCAACATTGACATCGTCCTTCTTATCCTTTGCTTCCTCGTATAATGAGTATAGATGAGATGTTACCGGTTTGGATACATCTGCCTGTTTCATTGCTTCCGTAGTGGCTTCGAGTAGTGGATTGTGTGGTTCTACAATCGAATTTGATATGAACTGAAATGAGAAATCACCGTACAACGAATTGATTAGATTCTTGATCCGTGTGCTGTGGTTATCTTGTTCGTGTTCTGCTGGCCGTGGTGGTACATATAATATCATAACTCCGGTAGTACCGTCTGGATATGTGATCAGGCCAGAATCTTCCACGGTTTCAATAGAGACAATCTCTTTCAGGTCATCGAGTGGTTCCACATATTTCTTAGTGATGTGTTTCTTTCGTACAATTCTGAATAATAATAATAAGTGTAGCTTGTTTTGATCCAGTGTCTTAACATCCCTGGCAAGTACAAGAACAATTACTCCAAAAACACAGAACACCACCACATACCATATGATGTGCTTGAGCCCTATGTTAATCATGAATATCATCGTAAAGCCACACACGGCAATAAAAAACATCCAGACAAACATAAGCCTGTCGTGGATGCCAAATAGTGTTTTTGATTCGTGTAAGCGCCGGTATGATGTTGGAACCGGAACGTCTTTTGTTATGCTCATGATTACCAGTAGTTATTCACAAAGTAATTGAATCCATTAATCGCTAAGAAATACGCAACAGCGGCAAGTATGATAACGCCGCAACCACTCACACCACTTTTGAACAACTTATTATTATGACTAAACCACCCAATGATAATTGCCACAATTGAATATAGTGCGAATATCCCTACAAGTGCCATAATCAATTCTTTAAGACCAACCTCAAGATCATTAAATAATCCGTCGGTTGTTTCTTCGAACATATTTCCCGTTTCATCTTCTGTGTCTTCACAGAATGCAATTGGAACTATACATAATACCAATGCGACTATAGATAGTATTTTAATATATAACATAATAATAAACTATATAGTACGCAAAGTATATATATGTATTGTAACCATTATATACATATTGTACCACGAAATATATAATTCACACAATACATATATATTATAAAAGGGATATATAATGACTATCATGGAAATTATTGGCACATCAAAGGTTGCAGCACAGAAGAAGATCACTCTGGTAGAATCGGTGTTCGGTATATTGAACGTAGCCATTGGTGATAGAATTGCATACATCAAAAATACATCTGGAGATATTATAATCAAAAAACTATCAGATATTAAAATGAAAGATTCGGAGGTTGAATCATGAATGGAGTAATAACACTGGGTGCTTTTACAATCCCATTAGACACGGCATACAAGGCAAGCGTAATAGGTCTACTGACTACTATAGCCGCATCACTGGCATATATGGCATACTGGATATCCACATGAGGCCATACATAGCCGTTGTCCTGGCCGCACTTATATTGTTCAGTTCAACGTCTATAGCTTCTGCCGGACTATCAGATGCAGCAAGTACGGCGATCTCTAACGGCATGGAAAATTTCTGCATATCTGCCGCAGATAATATATTTTCAATGTCATTCTCAGGATATGACGACACCGCAGATAACGGCACAGTCGGATATATCTACAATATTGCATCGTATACGCTGGACCCGATGAAATTCGAGATTACACAGGATTTCATATCATTTTCTAAATCGATATTCAAGGCGGCATACCCTATACTACTTCTATGTGCGTTCATGGCCGTCCTGCTAACTCATTACAAGACCAATGCACTGCATCAGATAGAACAGATCACTGGAACAAAGATCAGTTCAAAGTCGAATATCCTAGTAAGAAAAGCCCTTGATGGTATTATAGTTGCAGTCTTTATGTACATATTTATCTATTTCGTATTCACACTTAATAATATTCTCACAAAAGCGGTTATGATCAATATACTAGATGTGATTTCACCATCGCCTGATAACTTTATATTATATCTCATAATGGCTGTTTGCTATTTAGTAATGGGTATATTCTTTAGTCTTCGAACTCTGATATTATTTTTATTCTGTGGTTTTGCCCTGATTATTGGGTTCTGTCTACTAATAGATTTCACAAAGGAAACTGCAATAGGTTTGTGCACATACTTTGTACAGACTGTGTTCTTCCAATTCATTATAGTGTTGTATTTCTCAGCATGTATTGTAATTATAAAAACCGTGACTGATGGGGTGTATCAGGGTGGTGAAGAGACAATGTATATGGTCATGCTGTTGGGTGGCGTATACATAGCAATTAGAATGATGTTCGGAACTAAGGTGATAAAATGGGTTGGAAACAGGGCGTCTGCGTTGGTCTAATCATTGTGCTACTGTTTATCATGCCATGCCAGGCAGGCATGAGCGCAGATATATTTTACAAGTTTCTGAATGGTTCTAAAACAATCACCAGCGCTAATGATATCGTGTATGTTGAATCAGGATATACTCTTAACAGTACTGTACAATCACACAAACACCTCGGAGGAATTGTTGACATCGTGGGATTCAGCCATATGGTATGTATTGATGGTGAGTATTATATCCCGGGCGCCCCGGAAGATCATGCCATAATTAAAACGAAACTGTGGGATAAAGGACTTGACTGGAATGACAATCTCGATTATATCAAGATTACTGATGAGCGCATTACCACAGTAGACAATATCACCACCGTTGAAATTGATATATATCTCAAATGGCACCATTCTAAGAAACGAAAACCACCCGGAAAAGGTATTAAGAAAACGTACTATCATGAGTATGCAACATTTATTGCATCAAGACAAGCGCCACAACCATATCCAGATACCATCATACCAGAATTGAATGTGATTGTTTACAATGACAGCATCAAACCAAAAACCATTATACCTCTGTCTGATTCAGATTATATCCTGGGCTACATGATTGAATTTAAAAACGAATCTGTGGAATATTTTAATAGTGTGCTATCCGTAGAAAAACAAGATAATGGCGTACCGTATGGAAATATCACCAAAGTTGCATCTCAATCCATCTATGAAGATTCTGATATGTTCAGCCGGGCAGGTCCTAACATAATAATCAATTCGACTGAGATAGACGACAGTTTGAAGATATATGCTGTGACTCCATTTGACGAACTTGAAATAAATTACACGGTCACTAATTATTCAGATAGGCAAATGTTAGATAATGTCCAACTATCAAGCGCATTCAGTCTGTTGATGCTTGCATGGGTTATTATATTTTTATTGAAGTATTATAGGAAGTGATAGCGATGATTCCAGAAACATATCTCAGGATTGAATTTACCAAAAACGGCATTACCCAAACAATAGAATTCCCTGAAGAGTACACCAATACAAATAGGCTTCGGTGGTGGATTGTGAAGATATTTGCTAATGTTAAAATGGAATGGTTCCGATAATATTAAGTATGATTAAATCATATTAAGTATTAGGTGAATCACATGAGAGATTTTAAATTCAGAGCATATGATAAATTCGCAGATAAATTGATGAACGAAGAAGACATTGGTATTTTGCCATCGAATGACACAATTGGCACAACGAGTTATGGTAATGTCACACTAATTAATGCATCAAATGAACACTATGTAATTATGCAGTACACCGGTATGACTGATATGAATAGCGGCGAGATATACGAAAGCGATATAGTACAATTCACCGCATTTGGACGTACTGTACGTGGTCTTGTTGAATGGGATGATGATGATGGATTGCCAGGGGTTGTGATTGTTGACACTGATGGCAGTGGTACTATCTGGGATTTTATGTATGACGATTTGACTGTAATTGGAAATAGATATGAGAATCCTGAATTACTGGAGCCACACACATGAGAGATATTAATTTCCGTGGAAAACGTGAAGATGCCAACGTATGGGTATATGGCTACGTATTCAAAACACTAAAGTCGAATCCGTTTTATGATGAGACTACATGGATATTCAATGAAGATGGTAAATTCAAGGTTGACCCCGTGACTGTGGGGCAGTACATCGACCAGATAGATAAAAACTGTGAGGAGATATACTGCGGCGATGTAGTATCTTTTGTGAAAACATATAACAATAAAAGATATGTTGGTGAAGTTAAATATATCCCCGAAGTTGCAGGATATATGTTGTGTGCAATCAAAAAAGAATCATGGCACAGTTTTGAATTTGGACTTGGAACTGTTGAGGTAGAAATAATTGGAAACATCCACGAATAGGAGTCACACACATGAAGCCAGATCCAATCACAAAACACCTCTTAGAAGCCCATCAAATCATCGAAAGACTAAAAGCATTAGAAGCACAGGCGCAGACCAAAGAGCCGCTGTTCGTTGCCACAGTGAACGTACACGGCCAGATAGTCATACCAGTAAGAGTACGCGATAAACTTGGATTGACTACTGATAGTAAGGTTGCAGTGTATCAGATCGAGAAGGTGGACTAAAATGATGTGTCTGTGTGGAGCAAAGATGGAACTGAAAATCATCATACGCAACAGCAGATTATATGAATGTGTTGAATGTGGCAGGATGGTAGAGACAACACTTGATGGCCATATTCTAACTACAAAGGAGTTATAATGAAAATTGATGCAACCCCAATATGGGATCATAACACCAAGACAGTAACATTTGAATTATCAGACATACAATACTATGCACTGAAAGCCGTTGATTTCAAAAGTCAATGGCATGTTTTGCGCTTGTGTAATGATGACTAGGTGATTATATGATATCAATCAATAAGGAAACCTGCGCAGGATGCAAGCGGTGTTGTCACGGTAAGCCAGGCACAACCATCCACGCGCACACACACGACAGCACCAAACCAAAAGTAAATAAAAACTACAATTGCGAATTATTAGGTATTTTCAACAAGTGTAGCGTACCACATGGCAAACCAGTAGAATGCGCCATCTATCCGATAGTAATCTCAGGCGGTGAAGTCTTCGTAGATATGGCATGTCCGGCATGGAAAGAGGCGGTCAGACAATGGGATGAACAGTTCGGATGCCACATCGAGGATTATAATGATGGTAGAGAGGATCATAAGTTTGTTAATCTGTGGATTGCACAGAGTCAAATGCAAGTTGTGAAACCATGATGAAATACGCAATAATACTACTACTGATAATCACAGCATACATATCATTTTATTGTTGCATATACAATTCATATGTTATTTTTGGTGTTGCTGAAATAATAGGATTGAACCCTGAATATCGAAGTGTGGATATGATTGGTACTGAGTACTGTCACGCTTATGTCCATGTTTTAGGATGCGATTTGTTTCTTAATCCTTTGAGAAAGTACGATGATACATACAGAGTTCATAAAACCACTGCCGAATTTATAAGTTCTAAATCTAATTGGGGACAACTATATGTTCCTATATTTGATGAATTCATCACTTTTTTTTAGCCAATGAGATTTGCGTTTTCTAACCTACTTTTTACCTGGAACCCTGCAATGAAATCCCATGTGGATATATCTAACTCTCCTAAGTCAACATAAGTGAACCAATTATCTGTACTTATCTGATGAGATACCCGGCGACACCGATAATTCCCATCAATGGTAGACCCGTTCAATTCCATAGATGGTATTTTACAGTATATCAGATCACCTACTTTTATATTAGGATCACCAAGTATTTTCGCATTGCCTATTTCCATGCCGTCGTATTGCGCCCTGATTGCATCTGCCAGATCACTACATAGTTGGTCTGTTGCCAACGTTAAGTCTGTTTCTACATGATACCTAAGCCCATACGCCGGGCTACCATCAACAGAATTACCCACTTTCTGCGGAGTACCAGATGCACCATATACCGTGACATCCTCCACCAACTGTTCAATAGAATAGCTGAACGTTGCATCTACTAGCCGTGGAGTGCCTTCTATAATCTTAACCTGGTCTGAGGCGGTGGATGGTACTGCCTGCCAGGACACATAAGCAGCAGACAAGTTATCACTTGAATCATATTCTGGAACCACTGAAAATATATACCCATATGATTCCAAAGATTCGAATTGTCTTACAGGATCTATCATATATTTTGTATCTTGCTGAATATTGAAATTTGCGATGGCACTTGAACCTGCGGTATCTATCAAAGATGGGCTGTCGTCCGTTAGGCGGCTTAGATAGGCGGTCGTGAGTGCATCAATCATAGTTCCGGTCGTTGCAGCAGAGGCGCTATAATCTGCGGTGACTGCCCTGTATAACAGTTCTTCCCCATGTCCTCTGCAGTAGAGTGTAGTGGGATTGTCACGGCCAAATCTGGATTCTATCTTCATTATGCGGCCTTCGAATATATCCTGCCAGACTGACTTTTCATCTGATGTATTCCGTACATTTGCTTGAAGTCTGATAATATCATCTACCCTAACAGGTGACATATACCCAGCCGTACCAGTTGAAATATTAGTATTTACTTCGATGGTCGCTGTTGGGCATGACCACGGGAATGTACTATTAGTATATGCTGAAATAAGTTTAGGATAATACTTGTCTTTCTCAGTATTATCACGCTGAATGATTACTTTGAACTCTGCAAGTCTAGGCATATTATTCAACTACCTCAAACGTAGGATATTTTCCGAATCCTTCAAGTAATGCAATAATATTATTTCTCATATTGGTTTTTTGTTCTGGTGTTGGATCAGCATCTATATCTACTTGGAATTTTACCTTGTCAATTCTTGTAATCTGTATAGGCACTTGTCCAAGTTCTGATTCTATTATCCTTCGAATCGCTCCGGTGATTGTATCGTCTATTGTAATTTCGACTATCATGCTGGCCATCCCCTGTCCCTATATCTCAATGAGATTTCACAATTCAATCCGCTGTCTGTGTGTTGGTCACATCTATAAGTACTGACACCACTTTCGTTTATTATTGGATGTTCAACATCTACAGTAACAATACCAATAGACAACGAAAAAGTAGTAAGTGAACACGTTGAACTTCCATCACAATTGATTTTGATATAATATGTGGTCTGTCCTTTTAATGATAGATTTGCTGTATTATCTAATGGATACACAGTAGAAATATTATCTACTATTGCTGTATCTATATCATAATAAGTAATATCATCTTCAGATATTTTAATAGTGGGTGTACCTGAATCAATATCTATAGTTGATAGAAATTCTGGAATTCCTGTAATAGGATATTTTGTATCTATCTTGTATATGATATAACTACTATTAGCAAAATCCAACTCATCATTTGCATCATCATAAGTAGTACCAATTTGATCTAAATATGCATCTTGATATTTATCTGTGGTAAAATCATCTGCATAAGTTATAGTCCCAGTTCCATCAGTATTAATTCTAAAAACCATGTCTGGCTCTATTTCATTTGCAACTTCACTTTTAACAGTAGTATCAGCAGTATTATAAACAATTGGTTCTTTACATACATTAAGTCTTTTTGTTGTAATTACACTATCAAAATTTTTAGAATAAACCTCATCTGAACCAGAATTGGTCCTTGTATACCATCTTATTGTAACAGTTTCATTATGAGCACATACTATATCTATATCTGTTTCTGAGAATGATGCCCAATCTCCATCATAATTATCTGACCAACTTGCACCAGGTATATCAGTTTCAGCACCACCATTTAAACTTGCAGCTTGATGTGTAACCTTACCATATGCATCATTTCCTAGGAATTCTTCTCTAAAATCCATACCCACAGTATCAATTATATAATTTCTACCATTCTTTGCAGTATAAGCCTTAGTATATGTAAGTTGCCAACTAGTCCCAACTTCTGTCTGTTGTGTTACATACGTATCATCCCAGCTTTCGTCCGAATCTCTATTCAGTGTTGTTCCAACTGCTCCTCCCATTATCTTTATATCCGGCACAGCATTAACACTCCCATCAGTATCAATATCTCTGATGAATGTATTATCTGGGATTGAGTCGCCTTCTATTAAGACCGCACCATCAATAATAGCTGATTCAGTCCCACCAACACTGTCAGGATATAATTGAATTTCAAGGGAATTGGTAGCATCATCAATTGTTCGTGTAGCTGTAAGCCATTCATAATTTCCACTACCAGAATGTGTATCTGAAGTTCCTGATACTGAATCGGCTACACGTAAAAGCGTTGAAGTACAAGAGGTTTTTACCCATGCACCACCGGTTATTATTTTACCTCTATATTTTGTAGGATCTGATAAAGTCTGTCTAAAACGTGTATTTGTTGCTGAAGAAGTTACACTAGTAGAATAAGTACCAAGTTTACTATCTGATGACTGTATAATTGTTGGAGAATTAACCCCAGACCACCCATCTGGTGCACTGCTAGGCCCACCAGCCCAGTCCTCAAAACTCCAATTATCCAACAAATTATTACAAGGCATATCCTCGGCAGACCATTCCTGATTATTTGCAGTGATTGCCTTTGCCCTACAATCTAATGTTGTAGATTCCCGGTACGGCGTAGAAGTATACAATATCAAGTCATAAGGAAAATAATTATCAACAATCCCTTCAATCAACTCAGGAGTCAACTGCGCAGAATACACCTTGAACTGCCAGCCGGACCTATATACCAACGTCTGCTCACCTGATTTCATGAACTCTGAGATTACACTGTCATAGGTTGCAAGTGTTTCCTGGAATCCTTCTAGGCGTAATACCAACCCATCATATCCCATGTCTGTAATGAAATTCGTATCTGACCCTGGTTGTTCTGAGATTGAATTCCGATGTACTGCTACTGGTCGAAGGTTGACCATGTTGAATGTAATGCCGTTGATGGTTGTCATTATAACCCACTCCGAACCGCTGATTTTGTAACTGTAAACGCACCAGATGTCCTTGTATATGCTTCTCCTGCTGCAAATGCTCCAGCGGTTCCAGTTAAACCTGCTAAACTTGTACCACCCTTAATTATTTCCCTGCGAGCAGTAGCCCGTTGTTGCATAGATAATTGTTTCTCGGTTTCGGCAGTTTGTTCTTTTTTTGCAGTGGTTATATCTTGTTCCAAGCGTAATGTATTTCTAAGTCCGTATTCCCTGGCCTTTTCAAGTTTATCAATCTTCTCATAGAATCCAAAAACTTCCATTAATTTAAGTTTGCGTTCAAACTCTTCATCAGCCATCCCTACTATTTGATCTGATTGTAACCGAAGCAAAGATACAAGTTCATCTTCTGTGTCAACTCCAGATTTACGGAGCTTGTTCATTGTGATCATGTTTGCAGTATGTTCACCTAGTTGAGCAGGGAGATCCCAGGGCAGTGTTAGAAACCGTCCGAATGTGGTCCCTAGTTCTTGGCCTGCAATTCCCATACTGTTCAATGCAGATATGAACTCAGTTGTGGCCGGTATTAATTCAGCGCCCATGGCTTCAGCGAAGTTTGACATTTCGTTTTTAAGTGTCTGCGTCTGTCCTTCTAGTGAATCTGTGCGCTCTGATGCGTCGGCGAAATTATCTGCAACGTGCTTTTGTAGTCCTGCAAACTTTTCTGTTTTGTCAAGGGATTCATCTAAAACAATACCATATCGGGATAATTCACCAGTTTGACCGTTATAGGCTTTTCCTACTAATAGCGCCATTGAGTTCAAGTCACGATTAAGTGAATATGACATTGACGTGACTGTATTCATATTTTCCATGGCTTCGGTATATGACATGCCAGCGGCAATCATGGCATTGAAAGCAACTTGCAAGTCAGTATCGTTGTATGCTGTGAGTCGTTCAAGATCTTTCATATACATGTTGAGCTCGTCACTTACCGAACTCCACATCAAGCCCTGTGACTTTAATAGCGCTTCTGTCTGCCTACTCACAGCCTCTTCAGCAGCCGCCATCTTCACAGACATAGCCACTAACCCAGCTGCAGCACTGACAAATGCGGCACCTATCATGGGGCCATACTGTTGCATCTTAGACGCAAATGTACCCATAGATTTATCTGAGTTCCTGATTGCGCCTTGGAAGTCTTTGTCATCGCCTTTGATATGGATTAATATATCTTTTGCAGACCTACCTATCATTTGCCTCAATCATCCTTTCCATTTTACCATGCCATGATGCTTCAATAAATTCACGATCAGTATCGTCGAGTTCTCCAAGTTCGGTTGGAGTCTTTCCACAACTATTCAACATCTCCATGAAGTTCTGCCCGTAACCGCTCTTTGCGAAATTTCTCTATCGCAACCCTGCGCCTGGCAGGTTCGGTGAAATATGCGATTAGTATTTCCTGTATGGTTGCAGGGTCAATATTATCAGACATCCAGAACGGTGTATCGAGTTGTGGATCTGCTGTGATCTGTGCCATGAATGCTGCGGTAACCAGATCTCCTTCCGGAGTATCAAGGAATTCTATTGCATCTTTGTCACCTGCGCCTGCTGCCCTGAACTGTGATAAGAACTCTGTATGTGTCTTTGTCTCTGCCTTGTTAAGTCTACACCTAATATCAATATTCTTCACACCCCCGTCTGATGTAATAGGCACCTTTATAGTTTCAGTGGTACGTGCCATCAAGAACGCCTTTGTAGTCATGGCATCAACGAACTCCTGGCGCTGTGCTGCCTTCTTATCTACTGATATCTCTTCTTCGGTGGCCTCACCTTTCCGCAGAGCTTCGAACTCTTCAGCAGTCATATCGTTACTCATGGATACGATACCACCTTGTTTGTAAGATATGCTTCCACTTCATAAGCATCTGAAGTATCATACTGCGCAGAGAAGTCTATAACTTGCCTGATTCTATCCTCGATTGTGACTGTGCTTGTTCTATAAAGAACCTCTGGAATATCTATTTCAAGAGTATATTCGTATGTATCGGCTATTATTTCATTTGTATCCCACTTGAAATTCAAGGGAATTGTAGAAAATACACCGTCTACATCTGGCGTAGTCTCTGAAGTAGATCCCCAGAACGACTGATAATCTCCATCATCATCGAACCACATCTCTATAGTTCCAGAAACCCCTCGTTTGCCAGGAACTGCAGCCTCATAGAACCTTGAGCCGTGTACTTTACCCCTTGCAAGATCGTAATTATTCTCAAATAATATTGAGCTTCTATGAACCTGTGCGGAGTTTGTTGGGCCTGTAACAGCCAGATCCATGTTGTGGAATGGTGCCACCGTATCATATGCATCTGCTGTGGTGATATCATCTGCGTTGATAGTTTCAGTGCGACCGAATATACCAATGGTGGATCTAAGTACATCATCTACACCCTGCTCAAGTAATAGGGTATTCACAAGGCCGTATGGGATTACAACCTGTTGATTACCACCACGCTTATACCACATACTGAACGTTTTCAGGTCGTCTGCTGGTGTGTAGGTGTGTAGGTAGGCTGCTGAGCCTCCTTGCTGTGCACTTGATTCTGCACCTATTGCCAGACCCAGCCAGTACCCAATATGGCCATTGGGTGTGACAATCTGAGGTGGACTACCAGTCATATGATAGTCAGACAATACATGACCAACCATATGCCGTTTCTGTACATTTCCTAGCTCTATTACGTTCTGTACGGGGTTAATTGCCGGGTCGCCGGTGAAGTAATCCCTAAGCCCTGTAGTAATTGCCGGAGAAGTTCCTTTCGTGATCTCTTCAGCGATAACCATTTCTGCCAGAAATCCGGCACTTAATGCTGTTGTCATGTCTTTTTCCTCGTAGTTAGACTCGTTGCCACATCATTAGATTGTGTGGTTGCGTCACAATAAGTTACTAAAGGATACTGTTCTTGATAAGGATTGAATGGATAGTATGGATTACACGGATACCATTTTATATGTGTTTCGTCGGTTTTGGTTATTCCAGATCCATTGCAAACAGGGCAAAGTTTTAAATCTCCTCTACTGTTTTCAATCCAACCTTTGCCACAACACCCATGACATTTTTTCGTTTCAGTTGACATGGTGGTATTTGTACCACCTGTTGTATTTGGTCCCATATTATTTTTCTCCTTGGATTACCTCGTTTCAAATATTTGTATGATCATAGTTATTACCGCACCATATACAAAAGTCTTTGTAGGGCTCTCGAATGTAACGTAATTTGTAACAGGACAATTGATATCTTGGATCTCCCCGTCCAGCCTTTTACCAGATTCATGCTCACCTTGAAGCACATCATAGATTGAATTGGTGAACTTTTGCAGGTTCTTAATAGTTGTTCTGTCATCTGTCCCAGCGAATATGCATGTTACTTCATATTCTAGGTCCCATCCGATCTTACCTGGCTGTTGAACCTGATACTCGTTCTGAACATTCCCAGTAAGCATAAAATGCACCATCGGATACACGGGCGCAGACTTACCCACACCGCCAAACCAGAAGTCCCGAACACCCAAATTTCCATCTCGGATTAATGCGGTAAGTTTCTGTTCAACTGTAAGCATCTTATCTTGAAGATCGCCGGTCATTTAATCGCCTCGTTGATAAGCTTCTTTGCCTCAGGAACAGCAATACGCTCCAAGTGATTAACAGTCTGCTCAATGAAATGCGGCTTCCGACTTCGTACATTAGCAATCCTAGCATAATTCACTGATGTTGCTATACCCCATGGGTTCCTAGTCGGATATGCATGTATTGACCGACGCAAGGTCCCAGTCCTAACCGGTGAATAAAACTTCATCGTACCTTCTCCGATGAATGCCAGCCTAAACTGTAGCTTTCTTACAGATTCATGGACCCGGTTACTTGTCCATTTCAGGTAATTTACTGCACCAGATATATCCACGCTAATGTTTTCAGTCATGTTTCGTAGTCCTGTACATCCTGTTGATCTAATTGGAAGGCCGCCACGCTGGTTGCATCGTCACGATCTACGCCACTATCATCATATGTACCCATGCCTGTCTTGTTGATATAGTTCTGCATTAGCTGGAATACACGGTCTTCCATAGTCTGCGCAGTGGTGATTTCATCAGGTCCACCAACAGCAAGCGCATATTGTCTTAAGTACATAGATGCCGCTAATTCAGAGCTCCAATCCTGCAAATATCCCGACGATGGAGCTGATACATGCACAACGAAATTATCTATTATCCGGTCGGCCTTTGCAATGATAACCTCTAGTTCTGCATCGGTTGCGCCCCGGTGTACCTGGGCAGTATAGTATTCCCCGGCTGCAGCGGTGCCCAATGTGATCTTAGTTGATCGTACAAATGTGTAGTCTGTGGTGATTGCCAGTGTAGTGGAGTTTTTCAGGATTGTGGGTACGGCCACGGCGGGGTAATTAAGAGTTAAGTTTGTACCGCTGGCCACTTCTCCGATATCATCATCTGCGGTAAGAAGTGACGGTAATATTGCCCGGACCTGAGCTGCTGTAGAATATGCCATATTATACCTCGATTATATTTTTAAGAATGACCATATTTTATTCGCAAATATCCCAACCATTGCGACAAGTGGTAGAAACCATGTTTCGACCCGTCGAACTCTGCCATCCAATTTATCAAATTTCTTTTTTTGTTCCTCATTGTTTTTCACTAGGTGTTTGACGTCGTTGTGAGTCTCGATGATTTTTTCCAGTGTGTCGTTGTCAATTTCTACCACAAACATACCTCGATATATATTCTTTAATATATATATATATACGTTAATATATAAATCTAAATGGACGCCTCCGCTTTGAATGTACTTGGCTCTATAGTTACCCGGCTTGCAGATCCTGTGGCTTCTACTTTCATCTTGTATGTTCCGGGAATCCCGGTTGTTTCAGATGGTATTGCATATACGTAAGAATATACCCCTTCTGAGTCTCTTGTCATTGCTTGGTCTGTGATTGCCATTGTTCCATCTGGTTTTTTGATGGATATTGTTACCGTTGTCGGGTCTGCAAGTGCCCCGGTTTCAATTGATCGTATCGTTGCAATGAATTCAGGGTGTTCACCTAATTGATGGGTCATTTATCCTCCTGATTGGGTAATTATTATACTGTATTCGTTTGATTCTGACATTACAATACTATACTCTAATGATTCTGACATTATAATACTATACTCCAATGATTCAGTAATTACTATCGAAAGTGGGAATGGTGTTACTATACCTATACCATGATATTCATGTATACCAGATAGTCCAATTATCTGAGTCTGGTCATAGTAGTTCGGATATGTCAGTATCATGTTGTATGTATCACCACTACCCTCTGATCGCAATCTGTTTCAGTGAATTTCAACGCAATTACATCTGCATTCATTTCAGTTTGTGTAAGGTTTACTTTATACAGTCCGTTTGCAATTTCTGTGATTGCATTTGTCAGTGATGCAAAAGTAGCACCATCTTTTGATATTGTTCCTGTTAGTGTCTTACCAGTTGCAGCAGTGACATGATCTGAAGATAAAACCATGTACGCTTGGAAATTAGATAATGCGACATTCTTTGCGATGCCTGATGGCAGGTTATCAGTCTTCGCTTTGATTGCGGTGGAGTCGGTCTGGACAGCATCAACTTTACCATCCGTAGTGCTATGAAGTCCTGCAGCCGTACCCGCTACATCTGGAACTACCTTATTGGGTGCATATAATGCCTGTGCTGTGGCCAGAGTCACTCCGTCTGTACCTGTGATTGTATCAAGGTCTGTTTGTGCGGTTGCAAGCGCAGATGCAAGTGCTACTGCTGCGGTTATCCTTGTTAGGAGTGTATCCACATTTGTATCAACTGTGGCAATGGAGTGATCTAAGAACGCCGCTTTTGCATCAGTCCAAGTAACGTCTGTAAGTGCTGTTGCTGCTAAGGCTACCGCACCAGCCGATAAATTGTCTAAGTATCCAGCCCGGGGCGCCGTGATTCTTGTCAGTAATGTATCCAGGTTTGTGTCTACGGTTGCTATTGAGTGGTCTATGAATGCTGCCTTAGCATCAGTCCAGGTAGCATCTGTCAAAGCTGTTGCTGCCAAAGCTGCGTTATCTGTTCCCACCATGTCAGTATTTGAGGTTGTGGTATCAACCAGCACAACCCCCTGTACCTTGTTTGTTGCCGAATCATATCCTGAATCTGCGAAGTCTTTTAAGTCAATTCGAGATTGAGCATCCCCCCCAATCCTCAAAAGGTCTACCTCAGGGACACCAGCCACGGTGGGCGCGCCAATTGCTGAGCCATGCCAGTGTGTGACATCAACCTCTGGCACACCGGCGACTGTTGGGGTGGCTGCTGCGGTTCCAAGCCATTGTGTGACATCTGCAGTTAGAACATCCGTACCTAAGACCAGTGTATCATAGACATTCGCAGGAACTATTGTAAATTCTCTCCATACTGCCAAAGCCCCGGATTCATGAATAGCAACTCGAAGTTTACCTAATGTGCCGGTATCTGTGGTATCAAGTGGAACTGAGAAATTACCCACTTCCATATGTGTGGCACCTGCCACATTATTGGTCTGTGCAAATGCGCCGCCGTTTTTGGATAGCCGGATATCTGCCTGTGCGATTGTCAGGGCAGTCTCAGGGGAATTGCCGTCGGTGCTATCCAGCATCGGCCCCATTACGATTGTTACTGCTGTTGAAACTTTTAGTATGTCCATGTTAAGCCCTCATCATTTGGTTGTAGTGATGCATTAGAACAGGGATTGTTACGCCAGTTGGTGGTGTCTCTTCGCTTCCTGCGCTGCTGAATGCTGGTTCTGTGGCAAGATATTTTCTAGAGATGTGATCGTCTATATATCCGGACATTGCCGCTGTACCAGTAGCATGTAATGTCGAAAGTAAATAATAATAATCCATATTACCTGCAGTAACATTTGTTACATCTAATGATGTTGAACCTAAAAGAGATGTCCGTTCTGAATCGCTATACGCATAATAATATGCTGTATCTCCTACACGAGTACTACGCATATAAACAGTAGTATAGGTTCCCCCAAGATCATCAAAATCATTAGTTGCTGAACCACCATCTACTTCCCAGAGATAAATTTGATTATTTGTTGTTTTATAATAATCAAAACCTATACTATCACCTGCATGGGAATATAAATCATCAATATCCTCTGATATACCCATACTAAAAATATGTGCTGATATATCTTGTTGTGCTGTAACTAATTTCCATTCTGCAACCCAATCAACTTCAATTGGTGTGATTGCTTTATAGACATATGCAGATTCAGCCCGAGTTAATCCTGTAAACTCTAATCGGTCATTTAAAAAATTAATGCGTGAATTTGGATCGACTTCAGTCCATCCAGAAGAACTTCCATCAAAAAATGCTAAGAATGTATCTGTTCCATTACTGTCTGTAGTTGCCCCACTTTTTCCATAATAAACATAAATGGTTTGATTGGACCCCAAGTCGTCTGCAACTTCTAACCACATCTTTAATGGGTCTAATGCTATATTCTCAATCCAAAAATCCAGTAATGTAGTTCCATCATTATCAGTTACAGCAATATCCTGGGGGAAGTTTGTGCAGTGGCCCTCCAAGTGAAAGTCACCGCCTGCGGAATCACCTATATCAAACTCAACTTGAAAGTTTGTTCCAGCGCCAGACTGTCCAGTAATCGAAATTTCCTTTCTATACGACCAACCGGATAACCAAGCCATTATTACTACCTCACAATACTTCTATAGTGAATATGCCACCCTCATCCTCAGACACAATTGCGTTCTTATCGCTGTTGTCTGGCATAACGGCTGCAACCATAGCTTTTTGTGTGAGTTCTGATATCTCCATGATGTAGCCGAACTTTATCGTGCCGTCTGTGATTTTTGACGCTATGAATGCATTTGTACGATCTGCAAAGGTTGGACCTGGAATAGGTGTATCAGGGTTTGGTTCTGAAACTCCCCAGTATGCAAAGTCATCCTCCGTATAGAATGTAAGGTTTAGTTTTTTGACTACATCACCTATCTTCTCAAATACTCCAATTCCCCACACGGTTATCCCTGCTTCAGTGTTGCCTTCATGGAGTCCGGCTTCATCTACTGCATGGAATTTCGTTCCAAGTTCTGCTATTAATTCGTCTTTATTCATGATCTACTCCACGCTGTTATTTATCTTCTTACCGAAATAGAAACCAAGCACAATCATTGCCGGTTCTGTAGGCATTGTGATCTCTTGCTGCATGATAGCTTGATAGCCCATTACTACAATCGTGGGGATGACTACCCCCAAGGCTATTATCTCATCTGTGTTATCTGATAGTATGCTCATATTTTAAACTTCCCTGGTATTTTCGGATATGGTGATTTATTACCTTTTGGTGAATCCGGCAGACTCTTTATGTCCATGAATGACTGTGCACTTACACCATTATCTATGCCGAATACTGCATGCAAGTATTCACTGTCCACTAGGTGAGCCCCAGCTTCTTCTAGAAATCTTATACAATCCACTGTTGTTCCTTCATCGTTCTGCGGTTCGATGAACATCACAACCTCATCATAATATCCATCTGCCGTATAGTCTATGAATGCCACATCTCCGGGCTGCTGATCACCGTATGCAATCCATTCTGTGAAATCCTTGTCGGCCATGTCGTCAATGCCGAGATTGTTGACTATATTCTCATTTTCGTTTAATGCCCAGATTATGGCACCTACATCATTGATACCTGGAGAATAAGATAATTCTTTGTTAAGTGGGTCCCAGTTCATAGGATTGCCATTAATAATCTCATCGGCGGTATAGAACTCACCCATGACTAGGTCATATCCTAAGCCGATTGGATTGAAATCTGCGCCATCAAGCAACATTATTCTTTCTGCTGCCCATGAATAGTCTATTGGTTCATCTGGTAAGTATCCTGGTGCGCCACCAATTATAAGATCGTCGATGTGATTACCGTTAAAAGGACCTGATATTTTCATAGATACAATGTCAGTGTTTTCTGAATAGTATGAAAACTCTGTAAAGTTCGATGGGCTAGTACCTTCTCTAAGAATCGTAACAGTTATTTTCTCAGAATGTATCCTGTTACCACGTTTATCGAACAGATCGACATACATGTTTCCTGATGTTGTTGCCAGAAATGAAACGTATCTCGTATCTTCTTTGAATACAATATGTGTCTTCATTCCGGGCCAAAAACCACCCATAACATCAGGACCAGTCATTGGTGAGAAGGCACTCCTACCATTTACAACAAATACATATTCATAAGGTGTCCCGTTTGGATAATGCCCACACCACGGGTATATTCTCATATAACATCGGGTATTACCACATGTACTACCTCCGTACGTGACATATGAAGGCCAGTCGCTTGTACCGTAGGGCTGTGTTCCAAGTACCGTTAGAAAAGTTGCAACCTCTGGGAACTGGTTTTTAAATTCAACACAATTACTACCCTCTTCAAAATCATACATCACACCTTCGATGTGGTTTGGCATTACATTGGCTTTACCATATGGCCAATCAGTGATTTGTGCAGCAGAAGCTATACTACTCATCAAAATTATTAGAATTATTGCTATTAGCGTTTTAAACATTACATATGCCTCAAATTATTATTCAGTATATGTATATATCGTCCAACTATTATATAATTCACCGTGGCCAGTTCCTTGGATCTTTAAGATTTAACGATTTCCACTGCCCCCAATCGATCATCATCAGAAACGCTATGATTATCATTAGTATGCCATAGGTTTCATGACCTAGTACATCCAGCAGATCCGTCTGGCCAAATGTCCATATATGCTCGATTATCAAGAAAGACCCAGATAATATCAAACACGTTGCTAATAGCTTCTTGTAGTATGGTTTAAGTCTGTGCCAATTCTCTTTCGTGGGTATGGATTCACCAGTCATTGCCTACCTCTTTGCTTTTGCGCCGGTGTTCCTGCAGACTGGTGTTTGATTCCTACCTCTGCCACCAGACTTGCGGCCTGCCTGGCTCCCGTCTTTTCGTCCATAGTTTGTCATGATTACGTACCTATCAACATTGCTGAAATTGGCTTCTTACAGTATTCCTTGAAGCGTTTCCACTGCTCCGGTGACATCTTCCATGGAATTGATGGGCCCGTCATTTAAATCTATCCATCATATCCTTGTATTGAAACTGTGCCGAGTTTGTTCATTTTCCAACGAGTATCCCAGTGAAAAACAACTGGTTCGTTTGTAACTTCATCTGCACTCGCTGCAATTCTTCTAAGCCTCCATTGAATATTTTGGCCTGCTACCATTGTGGTGCAATCACATTCGAACGCAATTATATTTGCATACCATGCATCTGTAGTTGTTAAAGTCACTTCACTTGTCACTGTTTCTTGTATCGTGTCTGGTATTATATGTAAAATATCTTCTGATTGCCATTCCATCTGAAATTGATATTTATCTCCAATATCTTCAGCTCCGGTTGTGGCAGTTATAGCGACAAACCAAGGACATGTTATACCATCCCATGTGTGTGGAATTCTCATCTTAAGTAATAATTCTTCATATGGTTTTGCAGGTGTTTCCCAAATGTCCATTGAGTAACCTCTGAATAACCCTCGGTTAATCATTGTTGGAATCGACTTGTCATTAGAATAATTTTCATCTAAGAACGGATGTCTTGAATCCCACGATGGAGAATATATTTTTCTTTTGATAAATTCATCCATTTAAGTCACTCCGAATATGTCACTTTCAATACTCCTGATGTGGTGCCAGTCCTTATCGCCTTAAATGTGGCAAGGTCGGCGGCACTATTCAATGTTATTATGTCGCCAACCTCGACCAGATGACCTTCATCTGAAGCCGGATTCGTGCCATCCTTTCGGACTCTGATTTGCGCAGTCTCTAACGTCATCTCTGCCTTAGTCGAAGCATCATATGTACCCGATGTCAAACCCACAGCACTATCTGCAACAGTTACGCTTTCATAAGCATACGCATCAGATCCACCACCAATAACATTACCTGCAGCATCAATATTCTGGACATGTTGGACAATCGTGTCTGTCGTTCTAGCTGTGTCTGCAGGGGACTGTAGTGCGCCTTTCTTTATTTCAGACATGATTTATCTCTTATGCTATCACCATGAATTTCTGCTTTTTACTCTCCATGAATGACATTACATGAATTGTCGCGGTATTTGCAATTGCATCAACTGCGGTTTTCACATCAGCAGGATCGTCGTATATAGTTGCTACAAAATCAACCATGATTCACAACCCCGATTAGACCACTGTGTAATATATGTAGTATTTTCCTGCCAGCGATGCTGCGTTTGCAACCAGTATTTTGCCTGTAAGAAATGCTGTGGTCCCGCCGTTTTCATCCAGACCATGCACATTTTCAGTTGCATTTGTACCTGATACACCAGCAGATAAGCTTGAATATATCGCAGTAGCGTTTAAGTCGCACCCGTCTAAGATGGTGTCCGCTGTGCCTGTTGCTGTTGTGGCTGGACCCACGTCCAATACTGATGATCCTGTGCCACCTGCCGTGGTTGTTTCAACAACTACTTGTAAGACATGGATTGCCACCGATTCTGGGTTCTCCCATGCAAATGCGAATGCGTCTGCGTTTCCTGATGCAAGGGCGCCTTTCACTACCTTGATCTCACCAGCATCTACTGCGGCCAGAGCGTCAAGTTCTGTGTCGATTAATGCTAATTCTGATGTGATTTTCTGTGCAAGTGTACCTTTTACTTGCCTGAACTCTATTGCGGTCTTTGCTGTGTATGTCATTATTAAGATTCTCCTGATGTGTTTGTACTTGAGATTAGTCCAAAAAATTAAATGTGGGCGACAACCGGCCGCCCGTCGTTACATCCCCTAGTTTCCAGTAGATTCGTACTGAATTGCCAATGGTTCGGTTAATACAGTCTTGTTCTCAAACCAGAACTGCATGATAGTGGCCTTGGTGTCCTTCTCCATATACTCGTAGTAATGAAGGCCCATGTTCGGAGCTGATTTTGTAACTTCCTTCCCGTCAACAATCGTCTTATATTTCACCCGCGCACTGGCAGTGGAAAACATCGGGTCACTGTATACGTGAAGTTCGGCACCGAGGTTATTTCTATCAATGCCAAGTATGTCACCGTCTGTAAGGCCAGACTTTACCTTGTGAAGAGTCATATCTGCTTGTTTGACATAGATTGTATCTCGGTTTACCATTGTACCAGTTGGCCGACCGTCGTTGAACTGTCCACCATCTATGAAATTCAAATATTCTTTCGCATCATAGAAACTGTTTTTGTGAACAAACGCCTCGGTCGTGCTGTATGGATACCCTTCGATATCAGCATCCTCAGCCAAAGCCATTAGGTCTGTTACAGGTGTAGCATCTGCACCTGACCACACACCACCAGCAGCCACACTTGCTGCATACAAAGTGGTTGAGCCTGTTCCTGCCGTCATTGCCGTATATTGTGCAGTATTGATCTGTTCGGCAAGGATGTACCCGGCTCGATTGAAATATCTCTCGATTGCTGCTTCTCCTGCTACCCCATCACGAACCACTGATCTCGGGACTGCGATTTCAAAACCCTTTGATTCTGTCATTGCTGCAGCGGTTGATGGTAATGAGAAGTCAAGCCGTGGCAAGTCTGCGCCTACTTGGAATCGTGGTGCGGTCTGTTTTTTGGTGTCTCCTGAAATACCAACATCATCATACAGATACATGAATGATGCACGGTCTTCCATTATTGGGCCGTTGAGATAGTCTCCAAAAATCAAATTTGGTTCAACTTTCTCATATATTTTCCTTATGGCAAATCCTGGCTGTAACCAGCGATCAGATGTTCCTCCCACACTAGGTCCTGACATGATTCAGGCCCCCGTTACGGAGTACAATACACCGTTTATACCAACAAGACAATTCAGTTGGTCTCCTGCCGACCCGTCAGCTCCATAGTGGAATGCTATAATTCCGGTCCCAGTATCAGCGGCAGAATATAGTTTTATCTCGATTGTATCATCATCAGCAGAATCACTGGTGATATTGTGGTGAAGTGCTGCGGTCTGCCCCACTTCCCAACCGTTTGTTCCATCAAGCGTCACTTCTGCTTTCAGAATCTTTGTTATGCCTGCATACATTTCAACCAGCGCTATTCTAAAATATCCACCGGATAAGCGGTCTGCAAGATCGGTATTAGAACTGGTTGGAACATTAACCCATTGTGGTTCACTTACAATTTGTCCAACTGTGAAACTTTCTGTAGTCACAGGCGTTTCCATCACAGGGAGGCCATCTGTTGCATCCCATGTACAATCTGTGTCATTGCTAATTGCTACCATATTACCACGTGCAAGTGGGGATGCCACGGTAACAACCGCTGATGTTGTGCCACTCACATCAAATACAGTACCTGTTGCTGTGACAGTAGCATTACCTTCGTCCAGAATACATGTGATTATTGGGCCATGGTGTTTGTAGTGTCCGGCGATGTTGTCTGTTGAGTCTGTCATAATTCACACCAGTCCTAATTTACGGTTGTGGTCACTCATTGCTTTCATATCGGCTGCTTCCGTGTCGTTTTGGTCAGAATTTACAAATTCTTGCCCAGATTCTCCATGCTCTTCCTTGTTCTGAATACCTACATACTTTGTGCTGAAAGTGTACGGATCTGTATCGAATTCACCCCTCAATGACTTCTCATCTTCGTCCGTGTGTGTCAGGCCAGGCGGCAGCTTATTCTTGATCTCTGCCCACTGTTCATCTCGCTTGACTTTAAGAGCGTCCGTTTCCTTCTGCTCGAATTCATGCACCTTTGTTTCAAGATCGGTGATTGTTGCTTTGCGTGTCTCAATATCCTTATTTGCGATCTCAAGAGTACTATCATTCTCGGTTGCCTGAGTTTTCAAGTCCTCGATCTGCTTATTAGCGATGTCCAGCTTAGAGGTCACATCGCCAATTTCCTTATTAGCTATCGTCAATTCAGATGATAGCTTACTTACTTCGTCCATATTTTCAACCTCCGTGGTTGTTAATGTGTCACTGTTATGACTGTGATCTCCGCCTGTATCTGGCGGTTTGCCTGAACCAATTACCGCATTATACAGATCGATAATCGGTTGTTTAATCTTTTCAGATATTGTATGGTCTTCCATAATTTCACCTCGATTAGTGAACTCTATAAATTCTTCTTTATTAAGTATAACTGCGCCGTGGTCCTTCGGCATGTTCTGAGAATCTTCTTTGAAAAGCAGTACGTGATTTGGAGTCACATTCAGTATTCTGCTAGCTTTATCTGCTGCGCCCATGAATCCAGTTGATAGTGATGCCTGGCCATCTTTAATAAGTTGTGCAACATCAGTATTGGTATTTGTAATGCCTGCCATCAGCCTGGGATGTCCTTCAGTGGCAATATACGGCTTAGATACCTGGCCTACAATCTCACCTTTGATGGCTTCTAGTGCCTCAGCCTGATTTTCTACGAATAGCTTCATATCAGGGTGATCATTAGCATAGACAACAGGTATGCCTTCCCACGCACTAACAGACTGAGTGAACGGTTCAACCGGGAAGCAGTACCCTCCAATCTCACGATTAAGCGTCTGTAGTATAGCGTCGTGAACTTCAGCCTTCTGCTTGATTTCTACCCATTTGTCATCTGTCTTCTTATATTTCTGACCTACTGCGGACCATGCAATAGCGTTTGCACATGCGTCCCGGTCTTCCCTATCTGCGCAAGTTCCATCATACGCAGAATTAAAAGCTGCTAAGAAAATCTCCTGCCCGTGTTTTGGTAATGCATCCTTTACTGGAGCTGGCAGGTCGGCTAATGAAGCATAAGGCATATTCTACAATTAATTTATGTAGTATATTAGAATTCAGGTTAATTTTTATTCAAAAAATTCTGTACAGTTTTATGAGTTACCCCGATATCCCTCGAAATTTCATTGATGAATTTCGATTCTTTGTTTTCGATGATGTATTGCTTTTGTTCTTCTGAGAGTGGGTATCCTTTTGGCATGTGTTTTATATTATTCTTTCAATAGTATAATAACATTCTCCATTATATTCATCCATCAATCTATCAGTGAAATACTTTTCCCAGTGTTCCCGATTTTGGTTTGTTTTATTGTGACATGATATACATAATGGAACAAACAATGGTTTTACATCATTACAACAAACCATTTTATCATAATTAACATGATGCACACTTAATTTTCGTCCGTTTTGTGGCTCTCCACAAAGAAAACATGTATTATTAAAAAATAATCTAACCCGCTCTCTTAATTCATTGTTGAATTTTTGACAGTATGGTTCAAACGATGAACCGCCGTTCCAATTATAATTGTTTTTACCTGAGTTTCCTTTAAGTGCACATTCTTTTGAGCAGTAGTTACGATGTGGTGATTTTAATTGTTTATATGATGCAAGATATTCTTTTCCACAATATGAACATATTGTTAATTCGCTTCTGTTCTTAGCAGCATAATTACATTCAATACTACAATATTTTCCTCGGTCTCCTGTTCCATGTGATTTTTTCATATAGAATATTTTACCACAATTTAAACAAATACATTCTACTTGCTTTTCCATGGATTTATTATAACATTCCACCGAGCAAAACTTACCTTCTCCTTTTTCGTGTCTACGTTTAATAATTTCAAATTTTTCTCCGCATTGTTGGCACGTATGTTTTATACGTGGTTTCCACTTATGATTATCTGCGCCCTTTTTATAATCACGGTGTTTGAAATAACAATTACGGCTGCAATATTTTCCATTTCCTGCCTTTATCTCAGATGGATAAGCATAAAAAGTATTACCACAATGTATACATTTACATTCAATCATACAGCATCAACATGTATTTATATGCTGTAATACAATATATAACTTGCTCATCCTGAAAATATAGCATCAACAACTACTTTTTACAGGGTGGGCTTTATTAATAATACTTAGAATATAATAAGTATTTATATTATTGGAAAAAAACTTCTGGTACAGTTTGGGTGTTCCAACTCGTTTACTTGGGCTTTCGCTATTGTCCAGGTGGATCCATTTGCTGCCTGACATTCCGCATCAAAATCTACCCCATCAAGCACCCCAACATGAGTAATATCATTTATCTTATACCTATTAAGTGCACCTTGGTTTTGATATCTACCTGTTTCTGTACGTGCCACTCTCAAATATTGGTAATCATGCTCACGTACCAGCGTCTCACGTAGATTATACGACACCGTATCTGGTACAATCTTCTTCCCGGTAATATCACCCATTGGCAGACCTTCTTCAATGCCTTTGTTTATGATATCCACCACATCTGCCCGAGTAGATTGTACTGAATCTGCCAGCCAGGGTATTTTCCTACCTTTGATGATCGTAGCCCCTTCATCCCGGAGTAGTTTGCCGTGGACCTTACCGAAATTTAAAGCTTCTTGGTGAACTGCGCCCATGTTGATAGGTATCTTAAGCTGTTTGTGGCCGATCATATCACCGGCAATCCAGGCTTTGACAGCATTATCTGTCAGGTCGTTAGCCAATACTGTTTGATATGCAAATATCGCCTCATCAATCTCATCTATAGTAGCAGGTTTCATTGTTCGTGCCTGAGTGCATATATCACATCTTCTGCGAGTTTTTCAGCATCAGATTTAATGCTGTTGTCAAGTTCAACCTCTTCCTCAGTTGGGTCATGATCTATCGGCTCTTTTGAAAACTCTTCCTTGAATCCAAAGGCCGCAGGAGCCGGTTGGATAGATTCGTAGTATTCTTTCAGTTCTGCCAAGTCTTCCTCTGATTTTTCTTCATGTCCAAGCAATGCCCGTATCTCGTTAATCGTGAGTGCTTGTAGTTTCCCGCCAGCTTCAGCCCGCTTTAAGTCAATCTCCGATGAATCAATCTCCGGAGTAGGAATATGAATATTAACTGTATGATCTACATATCCATTTGCATCTAAGTATATTTGCAACAGTACACTGAATCTATCTTCATATGTGGAATGTTCAGATTTTATCCAGCGCAGGAGCATTTCCATACGTTGATTGTCTGATCCCCCAAGCCTGGCAGAATCATTCCCTGCTGTTATGAGATTAATAGGACTTACATAATCTATCAACATCTGATTCAATGCTGCGATAATCTCAAGGTTGTTTGAATCGTCCTTTATCTGTGGGTCGATTATCTCCATGTTTCCACGGAGTGGGAATGCTGTGTTTTTACCCCAGTTTTTCAAAATATCTTTAGCGGCGTCCATATCACCGACGTTATTATTCAGTGTACTTGCTGGTTGTGGATCTGTGACTTTGATGAATAGGATCTTTGCCCCGGTTCGATTGGCCTGCTGCATCTGTGTATCCCAGACGAATTTAAGCATGGATATTATTGGGACAATTGGGGTAATTATGGGAGTTCCTGCCAGTTCTGTGCTGGTAGGATCTTTCACCATGAATACATTTTCAACTTTCTCTTGGTCGCCATCTTCATTAATTACTTGCCAGTACTCTATCTCTTTCTTATCGTTAAGTACAATTCCTTGTAAGATTTGTGAATAGATTGAACCGTCGCCAGATTCAGGAAGTGTACGGAATGAATGTGAGGGTAAGTGTCTAAGTCTTGTTAGTGTGTATGTATTGTCTACATATTCCCAGACATCATTATATAGTCCCGAACCATACCAGAACCGCTCTGTTCGTGCTATTTGAATTTTTGACCATAAGTCAACATCCGCAGAATCACACATCCGGGTCATTTCAAGCTCAAGCTCTTCGTCTTGGTTGCCGTCCTTGTCCAAGACTTCAAGCCAGTACTTATCACCAAAAATAAGATTATTCTGTTTCTGTGCTAGTCCAGCGGCATAGACATTATCCTGAAAATCACGTATAATATCCGCTGTGATCTCAGGTGCCGTAAAATAGTTGCCGGTTGATGCTATGTATACAACGCCGGACTCTTTCGTTGGTGCTGCCTTGGTTGATTTCTTCTTCGTGGTAGTAGCAGGCATACTTATTGATATTATTTATGAGATTATATATATGTTCCTATAAGCCAGGGATTCCACCTGATAATGTGCCATATCCTGGTATTTTGCGCGGTGCTGCTGGAACAGTAAAACCAGCATAGTTTCCTTTTGCTTTCTCAGCCAACTTATTGAATGCCCCAGACAGCGCATCTACAATATCATCATGTTCTCCTTCCGGGAATGACTCAAGTTCATCAAACAATTTTTCATTCCAATCAGCACGAAGAACTTTAATAAGTCCATTTTCTGCGGCAGAACTTACAGGCCCGGCTCTAAGTTCCTTTGCTTTGGTTGATGGCACACCAGAAAAAACGTGGCCTTTTAATAGTCTAGCATAATGATCTATTGTGATTTTCCCAGAACTGCCAGGTTCTTGCTCCATAGATATTTCTGTTTCTGGACCATCCACTGAAGCAGTATGTACCACTAGCTTTTCAACACCCGCCGGTTTTTTCTGAACATGGCGCAGGTCTGATATATATGATATTCCTTCTCGTTCAACAAGTTTTAATCCAGCTGTCCAGTCAGGTGATGGATTTTCAGATGTTGGTTCGGTTGCTGCTAAATCCCAATTGCGAAGGCCATATCCTTTAGGTACTCGGTCTACAATTTCAAACCATTCACGCCTGAAATACATCCCTGCGGCGGGCCTGACCTTCCAATTGCCACCCAACAACCGTTCACGCTCAACTCTAGGCAGTGCCATAAGGTTCGCCCTGTATCCTGGGTCTTTCTGCTCTAAAATTATATTATCTTTGAGTTTTGCTTCGATAAATGTAAGTGATTTAGGTATAGATTCTGGGTGTTTATGTATAATCTCTTCTTGAGTATCACCCCATTTCAACTCGTCATTAACTCTAATAAACCACCTAATTACTCCTGATCGGTCAGAAATTGGGAATCCATTTTCATCAATCCACCAAGATATTAATCCACTGCCCCATCCATTACCACCGACAACAAGCCATGAGTCTGCATCCGGGTTTGTTGTCGCCCGAATATATGGCTTAATACCACATGTGGATCTATTTCTACTTAACATATAAAAAAACTGTGATTGAGTAAAATGAGTCAGTTCATCGAATTCTAATAAAGGGATCTGTGCGCCTTGGTAATCAAGTTTGTTCTTTTCGTGCTCAAGATGTGCAAATTTAATAGAGGTTCCTGCTTGATCAAAATCCCACATTAAAACTGATTCTTTTGGTGTGCCTCCGACGAATGGGAATAGTTCTTCGCTGGTGTCCCATAGGCCGCCCTCGTTGCGGATCTGTGGTGACGTCCTACGGAAGATAACTGCGCCGAATCCTTTCACATCGATGTGTCTAAGCGATTCTAAAAGCAAACCGTATGTTTTACCACCGCCTGCCGAACCTCCATAAATCACAATGTCTGCAGATGAAGATAAAAACAGTTCCTGCGGCCCCTGCTGTGGGCTAATCCTCTGCATCGTTGCGCCCGTTATCAGGGATGTATATTTGAACTGCGTCTAATTTAATTGCGCCGGAGTGCTCGACCTTGTCGTTCATCAAGCCCATGAGCTTCAAAGAATTTGATTTGTTATCACCAATCACCTTTTGGATTGCAATGTAAGATTTGCGATCCTCGTCTTTGCGATACTTCTCAGCTTCGCCCTCAAGCTCAGCATGCTTTATCTCGTAATATGAATTGTTGAGTTCTCTCACAATCTCTACAGGTGTGTTTTGTAGCCCCCCGTTGGTTATGAAAAGCCGATCATTCTCTACCTGCTTCATAGGCATATCTAATGCCTCTGCGGTTTCTATTGGGGTTTTACCCTTGACAAACTCTTTCAGGACTTTATAGCGACGCTCTCGCATTGCCTTGTTTTGTCCTAGGCAGGTATAATCGATCATACGTAATATATATATGGTTGAATATATTTATGTTTTTTCATCAGTCGACCACAGATGTTCATTCTACCAGCTCGTATGTCTCTTCGAAGATGTCAGGATTACAAGTACTTCTATGGCCATTCGCCTCGGTAATAATCCAATCCCCATTAGAAATTAAATACATCAAACAATCATTTTGGTTTTTGATGTATGGAATCATATTAATAATGTGGTTTTCTGCAAATTCATCTTCCATACTTTCAGTAAAACCATCTTCCATGCCTTCTTTGTACTGTTCAGCTTCAATCACTACCGGTTTCTTTCTATATTTTGTCATTTAAAACATCTCACTTTCTTAACAATATCCCCTGCTTTGGGATTCTGAATACATTCACCTAGGCATTCCCGGCACAGGCATATACCCATGCCGGGGTGTAGGTCGTATTTACACATCCTCATGGTGCGTTGGTCTGTGGATCAACATCGCGTCCTTTATACCAGTCCACGCACGCATCAACATTATCATCATACTTCCAAGGCATGGGCTTTATCTCCTCTAAGAACTCCAGCAATTCTACAAACTCAACCTTGTTTGTCAGGCAGGATTCAGTAAGCTTGGCGCTGACAATCTTATCGCCGTCCATCACGACGTTTGCGATTCCGAAGTCGTGATCGTCTGTGTATTCGATGTATTTGTATTCTTTGGTTTTCATTTTTCAAGCCTCAAAAGTATAGTATTGACCAGAGTCCCACTCTCCTTGAACGCACCGGCTGGCAGGCGGTCTAAGTACGTCACATTTTGCTCCATGATATTATCTCTGAACTCAACGGTTTTCTTATTCTGCCTGAAGAGTACGCCCGCGCTCATGATTGTTACTAGGATACCGCCGGGTGCCAGGAGGTTGTATGCTGCGGTGACGTGATCGATGTCTGCTTGGCGCTCGAAAGGTGGATTCATGATGATTCGGTCAAAATCCATATGGTCTTTGTTGCATACATCTACAAATGTTAAAAAATCACCACTTACTAAATATCCTTTCTCTTCTAAAATGTGAATGTTTTCTGGTAGTGTTTCACAGGTCATTATTGACTTTGGACTATATTTCAAATATTCAATTATTTTATCTGCAATATGACCCTGGCCGGCTGATGGCTCTAATACAAAAAGCCACTTTTGTAGTTTTGCTAACTCTATCATCCTATCCACAATCACCGCAGGGGTGGGGAAATACCCCGTCTTAACCTTGGGATCTAGCACACCTGAGTTTATGACTACTTCCAGGCGCTCAGTAGGATCAACGTCGAATACATGCGCCTTGGCTTTTCTGTTCCAGGTACCACCGATTCGATCGAGGACCTTGTTCACTGCGAGGTATAGCTTGCGGTCGAGTTGTGCTGTGATTCTAACGTTAGTGCCTTCTATTTCTACTGTACTTAGGACTGTTAGTACATCTTCTGGTATTGTGTCTGTCATCGTCTACTCCAAGTTCTGCAATCTCTGATATGCGGCCAACATTCCAACAGTATCACCTAGCTGCATACTACTTTCAGCATCTTTGATAGTCTGCTTTATCATAATGGCACCAAATCCACCGGTTGGAATAGATTCGTATACTTCAAGTAATTCTTTAGCTCGCTTCAGTTCTATATTCAGTCCGTCAATTAGATTCATTTTATAGCCTCCAACCTTACCACAGCCACACGGCTATCCATCCAAGCCTTCGGCACCAATACCTGCGCACCGTTACCAACCGGCTTGACTGTTCTCTCGATCATTTCTGTAGCGTTTGGGATGGTTATTTTATACATTTCAAGTTACCCACCAATAACTTGGCTTATCACAACACTTTGCAGTTTTTGATTCATGTTCAATTGTTTCAAGATCCAATCCATCAGATCTTGGAACAAATATCCGATTCTTTATCATTCCACAATTACTACATCTTATTTGATCTTTATTCCACATATTATTCACCTCATTTAGTATTATTGATAATATATACATTGTACTGAATACGTATATACTTTACGCTTCGAAATTACTAATATTTCCCACTACTAAAATGTATTGTGATTGTAGTATCGGTTTAGTGAAAAGTAGAATGTTCTACTAACTAATATCTAAATATCGATTGTAAGCCGATTCACTGTAAATTGTAACTCGTTGATATTCATACTAGTCAGCACCTATATTATCGCCGTGGTGGCTGTCTGTGTGACAAACAGCACTATTCCAGCAGGAAATCATACCTACCCCTACGCACACCACGAACATGATACTCGGATATTTTGAGAAGGTTCTGAATAGCCACTATTGGGACGCGGGCTTCAAGAAGCTGTTTCGCTTTCCGTACTTGGTCTGCTGTGATCTTGATCTTGTCTGGTCTGGATATGGACATTCTTCGATTATCTTTGTCGCTGATGTGTGATTTGAGCTCTTCGAAGCGGTCTAATCTAGCCAACTGTTCTTTTTTTAGTTCGAATAGCATGTTTATCTCCACCTCTGCCTATACCTACTCGGATTAGGTCCATATACATATTCTTCTATGTCTTCTGCTGTGATCTCACCTAACTCAGTGCGTAGTTTGGAGTATTGCTGGACTAATGCTGCAGACTCCGGGATGAATGTCACCGCCTGGTTTATGCTGGCATCGTGATTATCTCGATAGTACTTGTTGATATTATTCAGCCGGACTACTTTCTGCTTGGCTGTCATTCGTTGAAGTGGTGTCATGTGGCTCAGTTGTTTTGTTGTGGTCATGTTGATCCACCTATAAGTTGTTTCACTGTGCATATTGACACCAATAACCAAAATGCCAAGGTAGGCAGCATGAAGGTCATGGCAATATACATTGCCATATAAGCATACCCGATCAACATTATGGACAATGCCAGCGCTGTTATGATTGCTCCGTACATATCGAAGTCGTTTAGTGCGTTTCTGTTTTTGATTACCGGTATGAATAATCTTGCCGTACCGATTACAAATATACAGTTTGCTAGTAAGAAAATATTTTCTGGGTTCATATTATTCCTCAATATTACATTCTTCACCATCAGACACATACGGATCTGGGTCTACATATATATCTAAGTTGGCTATAATATCCATTCTGGCTTCGGTTTCGTTATCTGCTTCAACTACTACTACTATATGCGATTGTATTTCAAATTTATATTTTGGCATGGTTGATTCACCTTATATACATTTATAAAATCCATCTTCCGGTTCGAAAATTCTACCTTCTGCTTTCATGTGATTGATTGCAGCCTTACATTTATCAAATGCAATTCCATTTTCAATGACATGATCTAATACTGAAGTAATTGGGGTTTTCCCATCTACTTGTAGGTCTTGTATTGAGTCTATTATAAAATTTATTGTGTCTCTTTGAGACAGACTACCTGAAAAAAAAGTGTGTTTTTCGGGTTTTGCTCGGACGTTGGACGAATTAAAATTTTCACACTGTGGCTCTTGATCGTGTTTTCCTTTATCGTCCATGCGTCCAGGGTTTTTCAACTCTGTGTTCTTATACGTGTACACACGTGCGTACGTGTCATGTAGTATCCCGTGTAGAGAACAATCTACATCTCCCTGGGTGCTTGGACGGATAGTATATATTAGTGCCTCTAAGTCTTGTTTTACACGTTGTCCACCCAATATATTTTCATTGGTCGGTTGGTCGGCACCTTGAACTGATATACATAATCCTACACATGTATGTAATCTATCTCCCCCACCTTCCCTACCAGATACAATTAATCCTTGTTTATTTACTTCTTTCCAAAAAGGATTGTCGTGTTTTGGTTTTATACCTACCTCATTGCACCATTCCCTATATTTATAATAAATAGTTGTTTTTGGTGTATCTTTCACGCTTGGTGCTGTACGTTCATCAAAAAACCTACCAATGGGATTACTTTTATCAAGGTATCTCTTTTGATTTGATTCGGTTGTTTCGAGATCACAATACTCCCCGTTTTTCAACAGCGCCCTCAATCCAATCATACAACAATTAAAAAACCCTGATTTTTCTGATTCTGTTGTTATTTTATTTAATATGTCCTTATCATCTCCATCTCCTTCGAATGTGTTAGGGAACGTGACTTGCACAAACCGCCTAAAATATGCACTTTCAGATTCATCTACATCAGGTAACGTGTTACATGCAAAGATATGCGTACAAATGTTATCAAACATAATTTTATCTTTTCCTTTTCCTTGGCCTGTCAATCTCGTTTCTGTAACAACGGTTTTAAATACCGACGTATCCACAATAGCATTTGCAGATAGGTCAGGGTGTGCATTTACTAATTTCCCTGACAGTTGCATAGTAGAAAAACGATCTTTAGATATTTCCTCAAGGGATTCTCCACTAATATGATCATTACCAACCATCGATGTAATTAATTTAATAAGTGTAGATTTTCCGTTTCTTGCGGACCCGTCGATTAACAATGCTTTTTGTTGTGCCACGTCTTGAATCATACAATACCCAATAAACTGAATTATAAGTGGTACATCTATGGAGTCTACCAATTCGAATAAAAACTTAGTTATTGCTGGGCACTTGGCATCAGGATTATATTCGGTGTCGATTTGGATTGTTGATTTATAGTCTGGGCTGTGTGGTAACAGTTCATCTTTTAGAACATCATACATCCCATTTTTCATGTTTATTTTGAATGGAGCACAGTTGATATCGTCACGGTTAATTCTTGTTTTGTGCATCACATAACTTACACCTTCATTTACATTTTTTACGCTTGCTTTCATCCCTAATATATCGTTTGCAATTGCCTTTGTGTCTCCTGCTTTTGTGTCTATATGAAATACTCCATCTCGATAGATATACAACTCGCCGTTGTCCCTCAATGTCATATATTTATCCTTGGACAACATATTATCACCCAACAATTTAGGTATGATATCCCCCTTCGAATTGCACAGCACACTTTCTATGTTTGAACAGTTTGTTTTATGATTATCTGACTCGACGGTGGCAACATCTTTCTTTTGTTTTTCAACATACAATCCTATCACCTTCAACACTTTGAGATATACATCCGTAGGAACTTTATGACCGTCTGTTAAATCAGATTCGGTGCAAAAGTCATTCTTCAATGCGAACCACGTTATGACTTTAGAAGGCATCGGGTCATTTTTAGGGATATATCCATTCTCTTTAGCATACGTCCATATCTTGTATATGATTTCACCGTCATCATAATCAATGCATGAACTTCCGCTGCCGCTGTGTTTATGTCCTGTTCCAGCATCAACACAATCATATAATCCAGACATAACAGTAAGAGCCGATATAGCATTGTGAGACACATTATGCCTCCAACAATGTAATAAATCGTCTGATATTGATGTATTCTTTCCGGTGTGGCTGTCATGAAACAGTGATGGATGTCGTCCACGGTCTGGAATAGATGAAATAACATCATCAATTTCAAGTTCAAACAACGCCGATTTATTAGAGTCTGCACTTGGTACAAATTCTTTCGGTGGTTTGTTTTTCTTTATAATTTCTGTTTCGTTTCTTTTAGTGAGTTCGTCCTTGAAGATTGAAGGAAATTCATCATATGTAATCAATGCCGGTGTCATGATATTTTCTAATGTATATTTACCAGCATTTGGTTTTTCATCGTCCGGCAACGCATTATATTTATCCCCTACTGTTTGAGTAACATTACCCACATCGTCTTTTGAATCAGTTAATTTTGCATAGGACCCGGGAGCTACTACATACTGCCAATTTGACCTGACTTCACCAGCATGTTCCAAAGCAATGTTTTTTTTTGCATTTTTATCGTTAGTGAAATAAAAGTGGTGCATTCCAACTCTTGAACTTGACTGTGCGGTTAACGTGGGTATGAATGTATGACCGTCAAATGCGCTTTTATCATCCACATCTATGATAACCAGTCCATCTTCATCGGTGCCAGCAATGCCAATGTTATGGCCCATCTCAAGGGCACGCACGGCACTTTCATAGTTTAGTTGATGTTTAGATGCCTTCCACCCCTGTCCGTCTAGTGGGTCTTTTTCAGATTTATTAAGCAGAAAATACCAAGGGTCGTAATGTGGCCTTCCTTCAGTAAGTGCATTATGAAATCGTTTGAATTCTTTTGGATTAGTAGACACTGTATCACCTGAGAACTTGCATGTATTGCTGTTTCTTATTTTTCATTAAAAGTAATGGATATGGTAAAATATCATTATTTAATTTATTCGATAGCAAAACACCAATCGAACATTCAATATTATATTCATCAATCCCACGCCACAACATTCGACAGATGGCTTCTGTCATACTATATTCATTTCTTGGGATCTCACCACGGTTAACTGCAACCATTCTACTTTTACCAAAATCTGTTTCATTCATTAAAACTTCATATTTTTTTTCGAATAAATGGCCGTTAAGGCTGTGCTCAGTAGCTAGTAAAAAACCATTTAGTTCAATCGGTTTTTTATCAATCATATATTCTGTATCACTTATTGAATAGTTCAATAATTGAAAAAAAGCATCGTATATGTTTTTCTTATGGCTTGCGATTTTACATTCAATTAAATAATACTGGTTATTTGATTTAATTAATAAATCTGATCGATTCTTACCTGTTGTGTGAAATACTGGGAACTCTTCGTTCTTTTGGTTCCACCACACTTCTACATTGAAATTTTGTAACCATCTTGATATAACGAGCATGGAATCTATTTCGTTTTCAATTTCCATGTTGCTCACACCAATAATTTTAAGTAATAATAAAACAATCTAAGTACTGGTTCTGTCGAATCTCTTTTATACCCTGCCTGCCAGCGGGGTGCATCCAACTTATCCAATTATTCCACCCCCTGATTTCATCTCGTATTTCATCAGTTCGCTTATTGCAGTTGAACGCTTTACAATACCGATATGTTCATCAAATTCAGTCAAAACATCTTGATCTATTGAGATCATCACTTTCTTATTCATAATAAGATATAATAGTATGTATAAGTATATATAACTTCCTACTTAACCCCCCCACAACCACAGTATAAAAAGACAATGTTGCTGACACCAGCAAATTTGTATCTGCTGTTGTTTATCATACAAAAAAAAAGAAATTAGATGATGCCCTGCTTTTTACGGCAGGGTGGTTGACTTTCTGCGCTGAACAACCCCTCAGTCTTTAGTAACATCTTTACTACGTAATATTGCATTAACCATATCTACAGCAATTTTACGAACAGTTAGTTTATTCATACACATCCACACCGTTCTTAAATATCCCACATCAATGTCATCATCGAGATTCAAGACCAAATATGAATTAAATGGTTTTTTACCATTTTGTTTTCTTATACCACCTATTTTAGTGGCTATATCTCCCAACGACTGGATTTCGTTGTTGTCTAATATCCGCAATACATCATCGTTTTTGAGCACATAATATTTACTCATATCTATTTTTTCAATCATTATTTATTCCTCCTTTAAACACCAACAATATTGAGTAACTTTAAATTGTCCTCTTGTTTTTCTACATTTGTTCGTATCAACTGCTTGACATTCAACTTTCTGTCCTTCATTACTTGATTTTAAAGCTTTACACCTCATAGTTGACAACACGTCTTAAACTTACTTAAGCTTGTCGGTTTATAACACAACAATAATAAAAACAAGGATATTAAAGACAGGGGCCAATCTTAGTCATGCTCTCCCTGTTAGCGAAGCGATAGGGAGAGTTGGGCGGTCCGTCGCTGGCGCCCTTGACTTTCTAATCCATCAGATTATGATGTTGTCTCTCTTTCAATTCCTGTTTTTTCCCAGCGTTCCATCCAGCAACATCACCCATGTACCCAGTGACTCTTGATAGCTGTGTCACATTATGCGATGAGCAGTTCGGGCACATTGGTAAATTACAAATAGGACAATTAACAATCCCACCCACTAAATCTTTGCAACATGCTTGATGGTTATGCATTACCCAGACATGCACAGGGCATTCAACTGGTGTTTTTACTTTGATTGGTTGACCATCATTGAATTCATCGATCCATGCCTGGCATCTATCAATATACTCTTGCCTTGATAGTGCCATTGATTCTTTTCTTGTTATTGGTTTATATTCTGTCATGTATTATACCACTTGTAATTATGTTTATATTTTGCTTAATAGTATTTACATCTCATATTGTGTCTGTAGTGTGCAAGTTACTTGTCTCTTTTGGGGCATAACAAACAGGGCACGATTTGCCTTTTTTCTTCCATTTGATTCCACAATCTGAGCAGGTTTCAACGTTTTCATTCCATCTTTCATACATTTTATTTACCTCATTCTATATTCAAAATCCGCACATAGCTGGCCCTGCACCACTGAAGCACCAAATCATGATAGTATTCTACTGCATGTTTCCTTGTTCCCATGAATTTCACCGGGCACCCATTCACATCTAACTTTGCTATTGTCGCCCGGCGTGCGGCAACATTCATACCGAAGTTGGTATTATTGTAGTTCTTACCGTTGAACGCTGGCTTGAAACTCAGGTATTCTCCATAAGAGCATTCGGCGATTAATACCATGATATCGAACCTGGGATCGTCTTTGAACCGCTGGATTTCACGATAAAACCTGCTGCGATTATCTGACTTTGAGAATGTCTGATATAAATCGCATCCAGTCATTCTGCCGTTTTTCCTGGTGGTGCCCTTCCGCTCTACCATCACACCTGCAAACGTGTCGTAGTCGTCAAGATATGCGATGTAGTCACCAGTCTGCGGCGTACCGCTGGCCTGTTTGGTTGCCATAGGTATGCAAGGGTATCCGATCTCATCTGCCTGCCAGGGCGTTTGTTCATTGTTGGCTACTTGGACGGTGATATTCAGTTTATTCACCCAGGAGGTAAGCTGCCGGGATAACTGATCTTGTTTCTTGTCGTGATCAGGGTGATACTCTGGTAACTGTTGGAGTTCTACGTGGAGCTGTAGGATGTTTGCAGCATAGTCATCTATTGTCTTTTTCATTAAGACCACCTGATTATCTGATATGCTTCAGGTTCGTCCGACGCACCATTCAGGCCGAATAGTACATCTCGAAGTGCTTCGCCTGTCGGTGGATCTATGAAATCATACTCAGCTAGGCGCCCAGGATACCATGAAGTCCACGCATGTAACACCTCGTCTATATACATTCCTTGTGATGATAGTTCAGCATCAATCACTTCATATACTACAACTCTCTTACGCCAATCCCACTTAGATCTGTACGGCCTGCCAGCCCAACCATGGAACAAGATCTCATTACCCACAGACACCTTACGGCCTTTCCTTACGGCCCTAATTGTCTGTGTACATTCACCAGATTGTACGGCTGAAATTTTGGGTTGATATGTCATACTCATAACGTGTTTTTTTATTGTCATCTTGGTAACCTCACTGTTTATTAGATTTTTTCATAGTCTCGCAACAGTTTGTAACTGCATTGATGTTAAGTTTGTATTCATCCCATTTTAAAATGGTTGATTTTGATATTCCCGCGCAAGTGAGATAATTAATCTTTTTACTTGGGATTAACCACATGTGTAATGGTGTGAGATCATCACGATTATCGAATGCAAGACACAGGAAAAAGTCAGCTGTTTGGTTTTTACGTATTCCAAACGACCAACTACCCTTGTGTAGACCGTGTTTTGAAACACATGCACTTTTCACATCAATTTTTTTACCTTTATTACAAATAAAATCAAAACCCATATTACCATATGGCATCGTTTCAACGTCTTTGAATGCCTTGCTTAATATTTGTTCTGCAATGTGAACTCCGAGGAATACAGGACATGATTTGTTTATACACATCGGTTTCCCTCCGTTTATGTACCATCGTTTACGGTTTGCTGCGTTTATTTTCTCCCGATTTGCTTCATAGTATATTTTGTTATTTCTTTTAATTTCATCTTTATGAGTATCTCGATATAGTTTGTGGTATTGTTTACCATAACATCCTTGGCATAGCCCGTGTGCTTCGTGTTTTTTATCTTCCCCACATGATTTACAAATCATATCAAACACTCGACTGTGTGTTTTTGTTGTTATAGTCTTTATCCCATCGAAGTGAATGACACTTTGGGCAAATTCTTACATCCGATACACGGGGCACCCATCGGTGCCCACATCTTTTACATTCAAGTTTATGTAGATTCATAAGTACCACTATAATATATGTTATAATACTACTTATATGTGTCTATTCCTGTATCGGTTCAATCTTAGGTGGGTAGGTCATAGACATTGTGTGTTTACGCATTATATCACCGCCTATACATCTCTTTCACTGCCGCCTGAATCTCAAACCCAACGGCTTCAAGCTCTTCCTGTGTGTCAGGATGTGGTTCGATAACCACAGCAAGGCAGGGGGTTATTACCCCGCCTATGTCTATCTGTGATTTGAATGTTTTGACGCTTTCTCGTTTATGGTATTTAGTCATGCGCTCATCACTTCCAACACAGCCTTTGCACAACTCTTAGTACTATTCATCTCATTTGAGAAAAATGCATGATTCAATTCATCTTCTTTGCCTGTGATATATATCCCTTGTTCTGTTGTTCTGAGATATGCATCTGGTACAATATACTCAAATTGTTTCATAAAAAGGTTCACTTCGAATGAATGGCCTTTTGATTCAAGCAAGGTTTTTACTGTAAACATACATAAAAATTGGTGGTTGATTTGTCTGCTCAACCACCCTACTTCTAAGTTCTCTTTCATGATCTCGCCGTTTTCGTATGTGTATTTGGTCATGTAACCACCATTCTATTATCAATATCAACAATAGGTAATTTTGAGGTGCCGTGTGCATTAAAATAAGCATCATAACTTACAGAACCCAATTTATGATTGTATGAAATTCTTTCATGTAAGCGTACACGTGGCCCAAATGTATCATAAAAATCAATTCTCTGGATATTTGTTTTACTATAATTTTTATTATATTCTTTTCTTTTATCTGTTCTTCTCCCGGCTGCTGCAGATATTTTAGTCAATTCTTCAACAGATACATTACATTTCCCAGCTTTACGAAGTCGGCGATGTAAAAGTTCATGCTCTCCATTTTTAAGCCACACAGTTTCATCAAAACCATGAATCTCTTTTAAATGTGTGTGGTGTTCTACCATTCGTTCTTTTGTCATCGTTTCACCTTGTCCCATCGCACCGAATGACATTTAGGACACATTCTTACTTCTTCTATACGTGGCACCCATTCATGCCCGCACTGATTGCACTTATTTTTAGACATTGTCATAAGTATCATTATACTAAAGGATATAATGATACTTATAATTATCTATTAAGTACTTACCTCTTCAGCAGATACCTCTCCAGCTGCAACCATATCAGATATAGCCCTGTTCTTTGCTCTTGTATGGGCTGTTGCATAGGTATCATGTTCAAGATGTGCAAAGTTCCTCTCAGATGTTGAACACATCCCAACACCTTCAGTAATCCTGCCATTCGGCGCCATACACTCGACTTTGATTTTCCAAGTCCATCCTTGGCCGTCTTGGTGCGGTGTCTGTACCTCTTCAACGATCTTATCATTTAAATTGAAGAACGTTGCGAACTTGCGCCATGCAGATTTCTTCATGAAATCTTTTCCAGATATTCTCTGTAAATCACTTGGTTGAAGTATGGCCTTTTTTAGGTCTTGGAATTCATTCCATGCAGCTATTGCTTGTTGCGCAGATACTGCCGGGCGAACTATATCTGTTGTAGTTGACAGTGGCACTAATGCACCACCATGTGCGCCTATTGGTGTTGTGGTTTCGTCTGGTATAGGCTCCGACTTAGTCTGCACATCGTCTGGCTGCTCAAGTGTCCCATCCTGTGCCTTGGTATTCACAATGATATCAGCCTCTGTCCTCGAAGGCATCTGGCCATCCTCTGCTTCGGTGATCATCTTCGATACTTTTGCAAGAGTATCATGTTCATCATCAATTACTACCTTCTGTTTGTTCTCCATAAAGTACACTGATGTTCCGGCTGTCATATCTACTACAGTCTTCTTCATGCCATGCTCTTGTGTAAATATTCCAGGGAAGTCTGGGTTTTCTGTGAATCCTGCGATTCCAAGTGCCTGTACTATCAATTCTGTCTTTTGTTCTGGCGTTGCGGTCATATTATCGGTCATTACTATTCCTCCTGTTTGTCTGGACACAATGCTTTTCTCATTACGTCTGCAATAAAATCAATGGCTTCAGCAGACAAATTATATTGTACTATGTCGACATATTTGCCGTTTTTCAAATCATACATCAAATGATTTAGTGTTTCAATATCATCTTCAGTTAATTTATCTTGACTAGCATATTTCATTATCTCATACTCCACTGGCTGAATTCCTATATGCTGTTCTCTTTCTATCAGGTTTATCCCCGTATTTAGGTAACCGCGGTTTTGTCTCCAATTCCAAATCATTCCACCAATACTCTTGTTTTGACTCTTCAGAGTATGCAGACACCACAAACACATGGCCGTTTTCCTTTTCAGCAAGCTGTTTCAATTCAGCAATTCTACCAGCAAGTTGAGAATATCTGAGCGATTCAACCCGAATTGTGCCGGGAGGATTTGAATATCTAATCTTGAGAACCATTGTAACTACAATGTCCTCAATTTTCTCTTTCATCATCTCTGCCCTAAGTTGTGCGGCTTCATATTCGGACGGAAGTATCACCATTTCCGGCATTCCCGGGTCTTCTACCAAATCCTGTCCTACTTTTTTCCGGACATCTGCCAAGGTTGATCCACTACATTGACCCCAAGGTGACCCGGTGATAGATTCTAATGCTTGTGTATAGGTGAGATAATACCTATTTTCACTTGAAAAATGCGGCATTGGCGCAGGGGTATATGTCCCGGGTTTTTTGGGTTTGTTTTGTTCACTCATGATTATTACCTCTTGGTTGTGATTCACCATCACATGTATCACATACGCATATATACTGAAATGGCTTATCCGTTTCATTTGGTATACGATGATTGAAACATGCTACATTATCGTTCGTTTGATACGGACACCCAGATGCTGGAATACTTGGAACCATGCGCAGGTCAATCTTAGATACATGCCTGCATTCCGTCATTATAATCTGCCTCCCGCTCTTGCCTGGCGATCCTGGCCTCTCTGTTAATCAGTTGTATTTCAGCGGTTCTAAGATCAAGTGCTGCATTGTCTACTTCTCCGATTGGGTTTCGGAAGGTGAGTGTTGCAGGTGGTTGTATGAAGTCTGGTCCGAATGACATTTAGAAGCCCCCACACGGTACACGCCCTTCATCTGGACATATATCTCTATCACTTTCATTAACAGCATACACCTTGAATGATAACCATAATCCCGCACAGTAAGCACGATGAAATTCATCATACTCGCTTTCATGTGTTACTTCTGGTGCTATTGACCATATACCATTACAGATAATAGCAACAAGGAATTTACCAGAAGGTATCTGTGGCTGTTTATCATATGTGTGTATCTGTTCGCCGTGTTTTATTACAGCATTTACACCAAGATATGTTCCCATTTTTATCACCTACTATACAGCCTGGCAGCATCCAAAATGAAGTCGTGCCAGTTCAAGCCATGTTCGGTTCTTATCGTTTCAAGTTCGATCAATTCAGCGTCTGTGAATTCGGTGTTCATTAATTGACTATAAAGAAAGTTTGTCATTTGAATCACTTCTCCGCAAACATTTCTTCGATCATTTCTTTGGTGTGTCCTTTTGCAATTAACAATTCTGTTGCAGTCTTTTCACCTTCTCTGAATATCCGCAACAATAAATCATGCCACGGCAATCCAATGAAGTTTTTTAACCGCATCAATTCTGCATATTCTTCGTCTGTGAACTTTTCATTTAAATTTTTCATTATAATCCTCCTTTATGAGTTAGTTACTTAGTAAGTGCTCTTAGTATAAATAGTTACTGGTAAAAATATGTTGGTGGTATTTCTGGCACCACCTGGCCAACCTGTCGACTTAATGATAGCCGAAGCCAACAGCCGGAGTTGAACCGACAATCCAGCCCTTACAGGGGGCTTGCCATACCGTTAGGCCATGTTGGCAGATTAGAGGTGGCTTTCGTACCACCCAGCTACATTTCCATTTGTAGACGGACGAGTCCTTCACATTTACAGTGTCTGTGCAGATCGTCATAGAGCCGGACACACGATGAATTTTATAGGAGGTTAGG